TTTAATGATTGGAGGAGTCCAAGACTATTTCGCAATTCAAGTTCAATTAGATCTTTAAAATTATTCATTAAGCTAGGATTTTAATAATTCTAGATTGATTAACTCCAATGATTTCAAAATCAAGAGAATCACCTTCAAATTCTTTATAAATTTTAGCTTCTGCTTCAGTAGCAGACATAGCATCAATTAAAAATTGCTCTGTGTGTTTTTTAATTTTACCGCGTTCATCTTCTTGTTTAACGCTTACTTTACCAATCCAATAAGTCATAACTAATATATTAAATGTTGTGTCCTCCGTTATTAATCTTCAGACTATCAAAAAATTCTTTACGTGCGTTGTTTGTATCATCTCTAAACGCTCCAGATGCTTTCGTTGTAACCATAGCAGCACCTTGATGTTTAACACCACGACAAGATACACAATTGTGAGTTCCTACAATAGTAACAATAACACCTAAATTACCTTCAGTAATTTTATTTACAGCATTGTGGATTGCTGAGGTAAGTTGTTCTTGAATAGCACCTCTACGGCCAAATAATTCTACAATTCGGTTTAATTTAGACAAACCAATTACCTGACCTTCTTCACCAGCAATATAACCAATGTGAACAACTCCTCCAATAGTTTGGTGGTGGTGAGAACACATTGAGGTAAGTGGAATATTTCTTTCAATAATAACTCCATCATAACCATCTGAAGGGAATGAAGTGATAGGGGACATTGCGTTGTAACGACCAGCCCACAAATCATTTACATATGCTTTAGCTACTCGACGAGGTGTTTCCATTGAATTTGGATCATTTCGCCAATCACATTTTAGAGCATCGAGGAATTTACCATATGCTTCCTCAGCTTCATCAATCATTGATAGTTTTTCCTTCTCGGTGAATGGGAAACCAGGTGCTACACCATTAGCAAAACCTGTTTGTACCACTTCTAATTCTTCGTGGATTTTTCTACGTTTGTTTTCCATATAACTTATTTTGTGTAAATATAATAACTAATTTGAGATAATCCAAATTATAGAGCATAAATTTCGGGATAATTTCTGCAATGTCCTTTGTCATTATCCATTCCATAACCAACTACCCATTCATTCTTAATTGTAAAAGCATGATATGAAGGATGTTCTGGGATAGGGGATGTTTCTCTGGTGATTAAAGTTGCTATTGAGATTGAAGCTGGGTGTTTGACTTCTAAATATTCAATAACTGCATTCATTGTGTTGCCTGAATCGTAAATATCGTCAACAATATAAACGTGTTTACCTTTAATTGGGGTTTCTAAATCCTTTGTAATTTGAATATCACCTTGCTTATTTTTAGCAATATACGATTTAACGCGCATAAAATCACACTCCACGTCAATGGGCATCGCTCGCACTAAATCGCTGTAAAACGCAAAACAACCGTTAAGTAAGCCAACCATTACGATGGGTGTTTTATCACCTCTGTGTTCATCTGCGATTTTTTTACCTAGAATTTTTGTTTGGATATCAATATCCTTTTTATTAAATAGAACTTCCATTTTTATCTCTTTTTGCTTTGCAATTTTTACATAAATAAATTATGTGAGGGATCCCGAAAGTTCCCTTTACATAATGCTTTAAAATAGTTTTGTCAGGAATGCTGTTTAGGCAATCCTGACAAACTGTAGTGAAATTATCTTTCTTCTTTTTGGCCATTATTTAGTTCTCATCTCGTAATTGAATAATTCAAAATCTTTTTTGTAAAAGTCGTTTATGATTTGATACATTTCTGGGGTATAAATTTTAGTCCAATCTCGTTCGGCGTATTCCATATTATTATGGATTTGTAAAGTAGGTTTAAGTTTAAATTGGGCTGTTTTGTTATATTCAGTAACAAATCTTTTCCAATCTTCATCTAAAGTTTCAAAACGAAGGATATAATCTACCAAAATATGTCCTTTAATAGAAATAAACCTATGTTGGGGGAAGGTTAATTCATGTTGAGTTAATTCTTCATTTTGGGATTCATAAATAGCTGTTCGAGATTCTAAAGCATATACAAATTCTTCAAAACTATGAATCCCAAATCGCTCTTCAATATATTCAATAGTTCTTAAATAATTCCAACAAGAATAAGCTCTATCATAGGGGTTTCTTACAATAGCAAAGCTAGTGTAAGTATCTAACAACTCTTCATCGTGTTCTCGGTAGTCTTGTATGTAGGTTGCGTGGTGATGACCACTATCTGTTTTATTAGATAAATGGGCAAATGGTGCGTGTGAGGCATTCTTAGGAATACCTGTAAAGATAATTTTGTGTTTGTGAAAAATCATTAGTTAAACTCCTCTTTTAGTATCAAAAGCAATAATATGATCACGTCCTGTCATATTGTAGCCCTTTTCAGCACACATTTCGAATACTAAAGGATACATCTTGACTAATTCCTCTCTATTATCCCCAGCAGGCATTACAAATGTTTTGTCTTTAGGAATATCGAGCTCTTGTCTGTAAGCTTCGATTTCAGCGAGGCCTTCATCAGTCCCATCCCAGACAGGCTTATAATGATAGTCAGCATGATAATCAAGAGTCTTTCTAATGGCTTCAGTATTAAGGCGAAGACGATTGTGCGTTTGAACCATCTTTTCATCTGTAACTGATCCATTGGGAGTAATGGCACCAACAACAGGGACACTATTGCTAAACTTAGGTGACAAAGAAATGAGACCAATCGGATAATCTGTTTCGAGGAAATGACTCCCTTCAGTCTCAATAGTAATAAGAATACCTCTTTCATGAGCGAAATGTGTTAGTTCGTTTACTAATGCTGGGTGCATTGTGGGTGAACCACCTGTTAACATCATTTCTTTGATGTGAGGATTCTCATCATAGATTTTAATAATGTCATTAAACGTAAATGTCCCTTTTTCAGGATGGACTGAAGTATACCAAGAATCACACCAACCACCTTCACCAAAATAACATCTATGAGTACAGCCAGTAGTACGAACAGCAATAGTAGGGCGCCCAAATCTAGATCCTTCAGATTGGACACATCTATAAACTTCAAGAACAGGAAGTACTTTATCATAATCTGTAATTCGGCCTAAAGGGGCCGTTTTATTCCACAATTTGGGATTAATAGGTTGAGACATAATACGCGGCATTTTTATTGTGTTCAGCAAATTTAACCTTAGTAACTTTAACTCTACCCTCGGTTTCTTCATGAACAAATTTATCAATTTTTTGAAAAATGTATTCTGCAAATTTTTCAGCTCCAGTTGCTGGGATAATTCTAAGTTGGATAATTCCTTGATTATCTAGATCTTGGAAAATTTCTAAAGCTGGGTCGTCCTCAGCACAAATTAGAGTGTGATCAAACATATAGTCCATCCATTCTTTAGGAGACATACCATCAATTTGAGTTTTAGCACGTTTCATACCACCAAAATCCCAAACCCAATTTCTATGGTCTAATTCACCTTCAAAATACACTTTAAAACTTACACCATAACCATGTAAATAACTACAATGTGTATCTTTTGCTCTCCATTGACGGAATACAGTTGAGAATCCGTCAAATACTTTACTTGATTGATGCTTACCCATTGAAATTATTATAATTTTCCATTAAAAAAGCTTTCTGTTGAACTCCAACATGGCGAGTAAATTCTTTACCAGTTCCGTCAACTAAAATTACAGTTGGAACATTACGAACACCATATTTTATAGCTAAGTCTTGATTTTCATCTACGTTAACTTTTTCAACTGTAATTTCTTTTGAAAGTTGTTCCATAATGGGTCCAAACATTCTACAAGGCCCACACCAAGGAGCACTAAAATATAAATATCTCATATTATTTATTTTTAAACTAATTCTTCAATTATTCCTATTACTTCACTAAATATAAGAACTCCTACTGCAATTGGCAAGTTTACAATCAAGAGTCCGTATCCTAAGATACGGATTCCCGATTTAGCAAATGAGACAATTTGATGTTTTTTAGCATCAGGATATTCTATTTTAGTAGTATATTTAATCTCTTTTTTGTTTATCTTAGAGTAAAGATCAGGGTTTATAATGCTTTTATCTCGTCTAAATTGACCAAATTTAGCATCCATAATTTCTCTATCACTCATGAGCCGCTAATACTTTAGATACTTCTGTTACTACATGCTCCCATGTTACCGGACCAGTTTCATCAGCATAACGAGCTGGGTCGGGGCGTCCTAATTTAATGAAGGCTTCAACGCGTTCTACTGAAGAGGCTGATTTGTAATCAGCATAATAATCATATACAGGTTGGCCTGGGGATTTTGGGTTGTATGAACCTGTCCACATTCTACCTACTTCAATGGAAATGGGTTTGTAAGATGTGTTAGTGCGGCGATATACTTCATCAAAATTTAATCCTAATTTTTCACATAATACTTCTCCATCTTGTAAGATAGTAAATTTATCTCCTTCAAGATAAGGTGTCCAATAACTTACATTTTCGGCACCCCAGTTACCTACTCTAAAAGCGTAATCATCTGCATCTCGAAACTCTTGACGACAATCAGGGTAAATTGCATGATCACCTGCATGGATGCCCATTGCTATATCACACATTTCACCTGTCTTATCAGCAATTGAAAGTGCAACTGCTTGAGTAATAGAAGCAAAAATCTTGTTTCGGTTAGGAACAACTGTTGCTTTCATATTATCCTCAGCATAGTGTCCTTCTGGGACTTCAGCTCCACCTTCTACTAAAGCTGAGTTTAGTAAGTCTACTAAGCCATTTAGCTTGATAACTCTATAAGTTACTTGGTAACCTTGAATTGAAAGATACTTGATTAATTGTTGGGCACGTTCAAGTTCTGCTCTATGTTTTTGACCATAGTCAAATGATAAAGCTGTTACAGTTTCATACTCATTTAGTGCTTTAAGCAACAACGTTGAGCTATCCATACCACCTGAAAGTGATACTACTACGTGTTTTCCTTGATTAAGATTCATTTCTAATTGCATTTATATAAGCCAGGTATTTTAAGCGTATAGGCTTACGCTATTCCTAATTTTCTTTCTAGTCGAGCAAACTCTGGATCGATAACATCATCCCAGTAGTACTCACCTTCAAATTCGTCTTCAGATTCAGGTTCAGTTTCTAAAATTAAATATTGACCTGCATCTGTAATTTTAAGAACACCAATTGGATTATATGCTTCATCCCAATAACGTGCTGTAAAGATAATATCAGGATCAATAGCAACCAACTGACGATGCATTTCTTTTAGCATATCTGAGGGTGGGTACCAAGCTGATTCAAGTCCAAATTCATACGATGTTTCATCTTGGGCGTAAATATCATATTTGGTTACCCATCTAGATCCTACTCGATCGATAAAGTTCTCAGCTTCAGCGCCAAAAACATCTACAATATGTGGAGTATTTCCTTCATTAGGATATTTTCCATCATTACAATTTTCGTAGCGCTCTACGAAATAATTGATAGCCTCAGGTGTGCCTTCAATTTTAACGTCTGTTCTACAAATATTAGCCATTATTCTTTAATTTGAAATTCGAATCCACCATCTTTAGTATCGGACCATTCCATACTATCAACTACTTCTTCGTATACTTCTTCAAAACCATCTTCACTTTCTTTGATACGTTTTGCTTGTGCTTCAGTTAATTCTACTTCATAGTAGCGATAATCTGTTTCGATGCGGATTAATTTAGTCATTTTGTTGGTTGTTAAAATATTCAGTTAAAAAAGATTTAGGATACATCATAACAGATCCTTTGTATTTAGGGTTTGAAACTTCTTTTAGTTCAAATCCAACTTTTGCTTTAGTAGCTGCTTCAGCTACTTGTTTACCCAGCTCTCCACCAGCGGCGCGACCTAGAAAGTCATAAAGACTCATCATTTCATTTTCCATATTACAGATCATTTATTTCACGAAACTTATAAATGTTATTAATTAAAATGTCGTAATCAACTTGATCACTTAACATATAAAAATAATCATTCATATTTGCTTTTGGTTTAGCATCTAAACCAGCATTTGTATAGTAAATACCTTCTAACGCTGCCATTACAGGGTTAGAAGTATCGATTGATTCAATAAACTTGAATCCTTTATACCAACCAAATTCTTGTGGTACAGCACAACCCAAAAGGTGGACACGATCATTATCGTGAATTACTTTTGTTTTGTATAGCGCTGAGATAACAGATAATCGACCAAGTGCTTTACCAAGGTCACGATTAGGGTGAGGAACAACATCGTTATAATAACTAGCCCCATATGAGAATGCGATTTTTTCATATCCTAGATCTCTGTAAGTTTGGTAGCAAGTTGCTGCTTCGTGGATTGTTTGAGCTTGAACAACTGCTACTTTAGTAACACCTTTAGGTAAAATAATTTGAGCCCATTTACGAGCATTAACTACAGAAGCATCACGATTTTCCCATACATCAGGAACAACAAATTCATTTGGAACTAATTCGTTAATCCAGTGCATCAAACGAGCACTATCGTATGCTTCTCCTAACTCGTGAAGTGAGTTATCCATAATGATATAACGTCCTGCTTTTTTAGCTTCTCTAAAGTATGCTTCGTATGCAGGTTCCTCGTCTAAGAGGTGGGGAAGGCAATAGTCGTAGTCGTTAAACTTTTCACTATCGTCTAATAAACATAACGGTGTTTCGTGACTAACTTTTATCATTATAACTTTTTATTTCCAATAAATATACAACCTATTTTTAGATAAATCAAGGGGAAACTCGAAAGTCTCCCCTTGTTTTTAAAAAAAATGAACCAATTAATTAGTAAAATTGAATGCTGGGATGTCTGTGTCATAATTAGTCCAAGCACCTCCTGTTTTTAGTCTACCTAAAGCATCAGGTATAGTAGCTTGTGCTGTAAATCCTAATTGAACACATACCGTATTCATTAGTTCTAAATACCCATTTTCTGCAGGGTCGTAATTTACTCCCCAAAAAGTAACCTTAGCGGTTGCACCTTCGCTGTAAGGAGGAACTGGTACTGGGTTTGCTACTTCATCAGCTGCATAAGCGATGATTAAGTGAGGTTCATTTTCCCAGTTATCACCTACATCAGGTGAAGACCAAAAAACGTCATTTGCTGGTGATGGATTTGAAAAACTTGCTGAAGCATCAGTTAAAAAGATTTGTGTACTTCCTGTTGTTTGACAATTTGCAGATCCATTTGCTGCGTAAGAGATAAAATATCCGGCTGCCATAATATATATGTGTTTTTAGTTTATTATTAATAATTTTGCGATTATAAATATTATAAAAAAATTAAAGGTCAAAGGCTTTTATTGTTTTTTCAAAAGGATTACCTTCAATATTTTTTACTTGATCAAGCATTTCTTGAGCTAGTTTTTGAACTTCCTTTTGGGCGTGTTCACTATTACGCAATTGCTGGAAGTGATAAAATGAACGCCAGTTAAACATAATATCCATTGTAATCTGGGAATTGAATGTTTTAAAGAATCGAGCTGATTCCTTAGCACGCTTACGTCCTAGAATAGGGGTAAAATACTCTAGACACTCGTGGTATAATTTATTACCTTCTTCAGCATAATCACGAAGTTTAGTTACCCATCTATTACTCCAATCGTAAGGAATATACATTTTATCCTCCTTAAGTTCTTTGTAACGTGCTGATTCACCATTGATAGAAACTCCAATTCGGTGTTTAAGCAAATGAATGTGAGTTGCTTGATCTACCGTTACCAAAAAGTGTAGACCGGATTTTTCAAATGGAGTGTGGTGACCCTCACTCGCTAACATTGTAAGTAGTTTATCTACTCGTCCAATTTTTTCTTCAGTTAGATCTCGTGAGGTTGAAGTCCAAGCTGATTGAGCATGGATCAAATCGCTACCATAATATCCAAGTAGTTCTACTTTATTGTCTTCGTGTGTTGGAAACATTTATTTAATATGATTTAATTTTTCTTGAATCTCTTCGATTCTACGTTTGTATTCTTCTTGTTTTTCAGTATAACCATTTAAGCGAGCTCGCTTGTAACGTTTTTGAAGTTGATGTAATTTATGACCCAACTTGTATTTATCCCACTTATATAAGATTTTTTTCATTATTATTTTTGTTTGTTTTTATAATCAAATTCTATTAAACGAGCTAAAGCTCTATCCATAGCAGCGTGGTTACCTTGGTTAACATTTTGAATGTATGACATCCATTCTAGGAAGCCACGTTTACGATTTTTTGGGTCTACCCCGTCCTCGTTTACGATTTTCAGCTGGGGTTGGGTATTTGAATTCATTACAATATTCATAATAAGCTAATAAAGTTCCATTCCAATTACATAATTCATCAATCAACTCATCTCGAGTAATTTTGAATGCAGTAGTAAAAGCATCATAAATAGCCTCAAGACGAGAAGTTTCTTCTTTTTCGTGATCAAGTAATAAACGACGATAACGAGCAACATCAACTATTGTTTTTTCGTATTGTGATTGATGGTCATCTACGTTTAAATTCAGTTTTTTACGCGCTTGTATCGCAGCGTTTTGTGCTTGCCAATAATAGCATGAGAAATCAAAGTCGCCGTTTATAATGCGCTCTTTTAGAGGTGCACGTTTACCTAATGGAGCACCTTTTTGTGTATGGGTTCGCCACCACATGAACTTATTGTAGTTGAGTGGTTGAAGTTTAGATAATTCCTGCTCGATTACCTCTTCAGGTTGAGTGATAAATGTATCTAAAAAACAATTAAAAGGCATCTAAAGGATCAATTAATGGTAGGTTTTTATATGGATTAATATACTCATCCTCTTCTGCTTCTACAACCTTTTTTACTTTAGGTTGTGAAAATTTGAGCATTTCAGGACGATTTTCTCTAATCCAACGAATGTATCCGGGATCAAATTGTTGAACGTCTGTCCAACTTTGACCTTTGTATTTTCCTGAGCGTAGAATCATATTATTTTCCAAAGGTTTTAATTACCCAGTCTATACCTTCACTTCCTGTTAATAGTATAAAAAAGGTGCTGATTACAAATAAAATAGCTAAAACTCCTCTTACCTTAGGACCCGCGGCCTTAAGACCAAGTGCTGCTAAGATAACAATAATCAAATGTGTTGAAGTTTTACTCATAACTTATCCAAAAATTGAAAGATTATTTAATGCTTCAGTTGTGCCTTCAAATCCGGGGATTTCTTTAGGTTCATCTACTGTATTACCTAATTCAATATCTTCAAATTTAATTTTGGCACTAATTTTATTATTTAAAATACCAAATGTATATAACATCAACCCATTTTTAGTAATGGATTGAACATTCATTTGTTCACCAAATAAAGAAAGTTCTTTTACTGAAGCTACATCATGGTCTCCTTCTTTTGGGCGAAATTCTAATACTTTTTTACCTTTCCATCCACCTAGATTAACGGTGAATTCAAATCTTTCTGTTGCTGTTTCGAAATACTTTTTCATGTTCATAACTCTTATTTAAAATGGTAAATCATCATTTTCTTGCGGGATAAATATACGAAACTCTTCTCCGTTCTCCACCATTTCTGTGTAAATGAGTTCCAGAATTTTATTTTCTTCTTCCCAACGGTCTGCTTTGATTTCTATATCCATAACCTTTATTTCTTATGTGGTAAATATACGAAGGGGATCTAGCTAAGCCAAACCCCCTCGCAAATTCTTAAAAAGTTTTTTTAGAGCTTCCCAGCTGCCTTAGCCCAAGTCCAATTAAATTCTCCTAACTGAGCTCCAACGTGTAATGTATCAACAACTACTGAAGTGCTTAAGTCGGCTTCAATATTTGCTACACCATTAAATGAAACAAAACCTAAAGCGTTGTCTCTAAAGTGGATTTGTGCTGTATCTGGGTCAATTAATGTTCCACCCCACATTGTAAACGGAGCATTCCAAGTACCTTCAGGTCCATCAATTTCTAAAGCATGATCGTGTTGGTTGTCAGCGATTGAAACAAAACTTTCAAATAAGCCAAAAAACGCTTGGTCAATATCAAAGGCGTCGTCTTGTTGTGCCCACACTAAAGCATGTTGAATTTCCACGTTACCCCCGAAACATTCGATGCCATCGTCTTGGTTAGCAACTACTTCAATGTGATCAATTGTAGTACCTTTACCTACACCACCTAACGTTAAACCATTAATCTCGTTACCTTGACCAATGTTTGTTCCGCCATGACGAATAGAAACGTATTGTAACACACCAGAGTCATCTAATGAATCTTCACCTCCATATAATCCATTTAATTCTGAAGATGGAATACCTTCAATTTGTAATGGAGATGTACTTGCAGAAATTGGAGCATAACCTAAAATTAATAAACCACCCCATAATCCAGTTATTGTCTCATCTAAATTAGGAGATACTAATTGACCAGGTTGAATTGAATCAATTACTGAAGTAAAAATAATAGGAGCACCAGGTGTTCCTACAGCATTAATTTTACCTCCACGAGCAATTAATAAACAAGAAGCAGTTGAACCATTACCAGCATCACCTTTAACTATAACACCTGGTTCGATTGTTAAAGTAATACCTGAAGGTATAATTACACGACCTCTTAAAGTGTAAATTGAATCTGAATACCAAGTTACATTTTCGTTTAAGGTTCCTACTACTAATGTTCCCTCGTAATCTTTAGGTTGTGGAGTAGGAGGATCAGGTAAACAAGAAACAACAGCTAAAGCTGTTAATAGAACAAAGATTATTTTTTTCATTACTAATTAAATTATAAATTTATTATAGGTATTAAATACAGGTTGGGGGAGCCATATGACGTTTTTACATTGCTATGACTAAATTATTACTAATCAATATTTATAATCATGAAGCAATTTATTATTACATTAACATTACTACTTGGATTGAATCTAAGTGCTCAGGAACAAAAAGCATATCAACTTGAAGATGGAACTATTAGATTAGAGCAATTTTATTCTAATGGTCAAGTACAACAAGTAAGTTATTATTGGGGTAAAGTTGGTATTGGAACTTGGTTTAAATACGATGAACAAGGCAATCTTATTGCTAAGGCAGAGATGAAAAACGGAAGACCCGTTAGAATCTTCCGTTATGAAAATGGTATTGTTACTATTATTGATCGAAATAAAAGATCAATTACTCAAATGAAGGATTAATACTTAATTGTTAAATCATCTTCTCTAGATTGAGTTTTATAACTTAACTTTCTAGAATCCCAAGAAATAATAGGATTAGATTTTTGTACAAGGGGAGGGTTTAAAAAGTTTAAATATTCTTTTTCTAATTGTTGTTTATCTTCTAATGATAAGCTAGTATAATTAGGATTGATTTCATCAAAATCTTTTCCTTCTTTCCAACCTTCAAATAGTAAACTACGATCAACATCTCCAATATTAAAAGGTTCGGGTTGGATAATTTCTTCTTCTAATCCATCAGCAAGAGTTGAGTCCCAGTCTTTTAATTCATCTTCGGTATATATATCAGAACCTCCATCATCATCAGGTATAATTACTTCTTCACCATAGATGTTTTCTCTAGTTTTAGGGCGTAGTTTTTCAAAAGCAAAGTTAGCTGCTATTACTAGAGCAATTGCTAAGGGGTCAAATACGAATATAATAGTTAAAAGTAAATAATTGATAATTTTATCCATTGGGATCCCCGTTAAACCTGAAAGATATTTAAGTGGGCCTAATTCGCCTGCTAATTCACTATTAGTAGAGATTTCTACAATCTCAGTTTCATAAGAAAATAATTGTTCATTTAATCCATCTACTTTAGAATTAACTTCAGTTTGGCGAATAATAGCTTGGTCTAATTGTTTTTCAAGTGCTTTACGAGTAGCTGAGGATGTAGTAGTAATTAGATTGCCTTCTTTATCTTTATATTGGATTACGTTATTAGCTAAACCAGCTCTCAAGTCAGCTACAGCACTATTTATAGTGTTTTTTTCATTATTATAGACATCTAACTGTTCCTTAATATTATTTCTTTTAGTTTCTATTAAAGCAATTTGAGCATCTATAGTTCCGGCTTTTGAAGCTGTTTCTTGATATGCTGATGATAAAAAGCCATAAATACCCATTGAAGTAATTAATACTAATACTACAGCTGCCGTAGTTAAATAATATTTTAGTAAACGTGGGAGTGTTTCACGATATTGATATAATAAAGAAGCTATAACTAATTTAGCTACTTCTAATGAAGTAGCCATAATAATTACAGCTAAAGTAGCACCTGCAAAGAGTTTACTAAGGCCGCTAACTGAATAGAAAGCGGCCGAAGTAGAAACTGACAGGGCGGAGATCGCGATTAATAGGGGAAATAATTTATTCTTTAGATTCTTCATCTTTAAATCTTATACCTTTGTGTCCATCAATTCTATCAAGGATAGAATTCAACAAACTAGCCTTAATGTATCCAGCCATAGATGCGTTTTTAAGCGCACTTATAAGTTGGAATACCATGAAAGGTACAATAATAACTTCGCTAAGCCAATCTGTTCCAGTAAATCCTTGCTCAACAATTAAAATTACTGTTAAGAAAGCAACCCAAACTACTACACTTCGTAAAACGTGCAATGCTCTAAAAGTTTTAAATCCTTCTCTTTTAGTACCTGCTATAATGCCGAATATGCCATCTAAAAATAATACACTAACAATGGCTAAATATTGGCCAGAGTTTGACATAGTTAAGTCCATAAAATATGAACAAATAAAAGCTAGGGATGCGGACACAGAGGTTATTGTTAATAATGGGGTAGTTAGTTTCATTGATTTAGGCCTTGTATAGTTCGTAATAGGTCTTTCCAGCTGAGTTTCTTTTAGCTTGGAGAATTTGACCCCTTTGTGAACCTAACGTAGAATAGGAAACATGCACCCAATCTGGGTTTTTATCGTTACCGAATTCCCAAATTAGTTGATCAAAGGGAAGATTATTTTTAATAAAATTAAAAAGTTCAAAATTTTCAGGACCTCCTTTTCCATCCATATCAATGTCCATAGCTTCACCTTTACAATGTTGTGAAGTTTTAGAGCCTTTAATAGCTTTATTTAATGCTTCACTTCTGTAGCCTGATGAAATCCAAATAGGTTTTGCGAAATGCTCACGAATTGGCTGGAATATAGTTTCAGCCAATACCTTCATTGAAGCCAAATGTGCTTCAGTAGGTTGATTACTAATTCCTAACCTTTTTGCGGTTTGAGAATTAGTCATTTCCAACAAAGACAAATTTTTAGATAACTGCATAGGTTAATAGGAAAATTTTGTTTATAAATATTAAAAAGGGGTCCCAAACGAGACCCCCTTTATATAAAATCAAAAGGATTTTCTTATTTTTTAAATAAACCTTTTACTAAATCCCAATTACGCGTAGCAAATACACCAAATGCGAATCCAGCATAAACCTTGTAACCAAAAGTCCAAAGAAATAATCCAACGATTAAACCTAATACACCTTCAATACCATTAGCTACTACCCAATTTTTAACAATTGTATAGATTTTTTTAATAAAGTCTAATACTTTTTTCATAATAATATAATTTTGATTATCCATTATACATATTATTCCTATCCATCACAAGCAATACAATCTACTGTTCTAGATCCTAAATCACCTTTAATCACGGAATCTGTGCGAAGATAGTATAGAGTTTTAACACCTAACTTCCAAGCTTCCATATGTACTTGGTTAATCCATCTTGGAGAATCAGTTGGGTCAAATGCTAAATTTAACGATTGTGTTTGATCAATATAACGTTGACGGGCAGCTGCCTGTTGAACTAGACCTAATTGGTTAATTTCTGGGAAGGTTAAGAATACTTCTTTTTCATCCTCAGTTAACACATCATTAGGTAGATTTTGTACTGAACCATTATCACCTAAAATTTGATCCCAATATTTGTTTTGGTTTTTACCTTTAGCTTGTAATACAGCTTCTAATTCTGGGTTTTTAACAATAAATGTTCCTTTAGCTCCATTAAAAACGTAAACGTTTGCTGGTTGGGGTTCAATGCCTGCTGAACAGCTATTAATACGTGAATTTGATACAGTAGGAGCAATAGCTAATAGGTGTGTATTACGCATACCTGTTCCTTTACACCAAAGTGGTTCACCATACTCTAAAGCCATTTTACGAGAAGCAGCTTCGGCTTGTGTTTTGATTTGGCTAAAGATGGTATGAGTCCAAGCTGTTGAAGCGATTGAGTTAAATGGTAAGTTCTTTTGTTGAAGGAATGTATGCCATCCCATTACACCTAAACCTAGTGCTCTACCTTTTTTAGCTGAGCGATGTGAGCGAATCATAGAATCTTTACCATTAGTTTTAACAATAAATTCTTCCATAACTCCATCAAGAAAATAAGTAGCAATTTCAACTACATCTGTGTCTTTCCATTCATCATACTTAGCTAAGTTAAGTGAAGACAAACAACAGATAAATGAGTGTTCCTCGTCTGTATGAAGTGTGATTTCAGTACAGATATTAGTCATTGAAACATCTAAATTATTCATTCTATATGCTAAAGGATTATCTTTATTGATATTGTCCTTAAACATTACATAGGGTTCTCCGGTTTCTACGCGGGATTTAAGTATTTCAAGCCATAAACCCATAGCCTCGCTGTCGCGATCATTTAGGCGCTTCATAAACGCGTCATCTACAACTACACATTGGTGGAGATTCAAACATTGTCTGTTTGGATCACCCTTAGGACGACGAATTTGTAAAAATTCTTTAATATCAGGGTGGTTGATATCTAAGTTTACTGAGGCAGCTCCTCTACGTACTGAACCTTGGTTAGTGGCAATAATTGTTGAATCGTAAATTTTAGCCCAAGGTACTACTCCTTCAGATTTTCCATTTCCTGTGATGTGAGCTCCTCTTCCTCTAATTCTGCTAAGGGAAATTCCCACGCCTCCCCCATAACTAGTAAGGCGCATAAGCTCCGCGTTAGTGAGGCCAATACCACGAATCGAATCCGGAGTATCAATACCAAAACAACTAATAGGCAAACCCCTGTCAGTACCAGTGTTACTGAGAACAGGAGAGGCAAGACCAATCCATCCATTCCAAATGTATTTAAAAAATTTATTTTCTAGATCTGGGCGATTTAGACGCATCGCAACAGCGTGTGCTACTCTTTTATAAGCTTTACGAGGTGTTTCTCCAGGCATTAAATAACCTTTTGAAATTGTAGACAAAGCTACATCATCCATATATTCGGGAAAGTCTTTACCACGTTCCCAAGTTGTGTAATCTGCTACTAAATTATTATCCATTATTTATTTATTGTTAAATCTCCTGTGTATGTTAAATATGCGTCTGTAGGTTCAAAATATAGATTAGCTACATAAAAGTAAACTCCATCTGAAACATCTAATTTACCACCAAAATCATTTTTATAATCATTGGTATAATATACGACATTTCCCCAACGATTCAAAATTGTAAGTTCAATTTGGGTAAATAATTCACCCTCTTGGATTATAAAATAATCATTAATTCCATCTTCATTAGGGGTTATTACATTAGGAAAAATTGGAGTTGGGGTTTCAATTGTTGGTTGTGGAATAGGTTCTCCACCATAAGGAATATCTGGTAGTTCTCCAGGAGGTGGTGGTTCAGGGCAAGGGCCTACTTTAACTAAAATAGTATCGAATTCAGTCATTGGGATCCCACACTTATTTACTAATGTATTTCCATCATTACCTTTTTTACTATATAAGTAATAATCACCTTCTTGACTAAATGGGAATAACATATTAACTACAACTGAATCTGTTTCTAAATTAACATCTAAAGCAGACCAAATAGATTGAATAGCTTCAGGTTGATTAGTCATAGTATTAGTCATCCTAAAATCAATATCATTAATAGATGTTCCATCTAAATTGATATGAAACTTTAAAGTAAAAGTGCTATCAGCACAATCAACTTCT